CACCCAGCCGAGGTTCTCGAGCGTCTCAAGAAGGAAAAGCCCGATACCCCAATGGAGGACCTTGTAAAGGAAGCGGACGCCATTGTTGCGGCTGAAGTTGAGGAACGCCGTAAGCAACGTGAAGCCCAAATGGATGCCGAGTCCTCAACGGACGCCAAAATTGAGGAGACCACCGAGGACGGTGAACCAGAAGTGTCCTCAGCATAATAAATAATCTTTAGTACTTTTAAACAGAATGTTAAATATAATCATCGCAGTCCTATTGACAAGCGCGGTCTTTATTTTGTTTTTTGAACAGAAATTGAATTTAAAAAACAAAAAAGAGGTGGAGGAGGATGTGAGTACATCCGCTGGTTTTATTGAAGATACGTACAGAGGACCATTTGTCGACCATTTCATTCCTCCTAGGTATGGGGACATTGGTTCATTTGTTGGGTACTCAGGTGTATCGGAGGATCACTGGTTGCATGGTTTTCCCCATGAAAAAGCCTAAAAGGAAAACAGCGAATGCGATAATCCAAGTCGATTTATCAATGCTCGCAAAATCAAACTTTTCCTGTTGAGGCATATAGTGTTGTTGTGGTGGATACAACATCTCCGGTGGATGAAAATATTCTTGTTTATCTTCATTCATCTCTTGTTGTAAAGGGTCGATTGATGGGTCATATTCAATTGGATTCCCTATATCAGTCTCCATTTTTTAATATAGCCCCTGTTTTTTTTAAGCGTCTTCTTCCTCACTTTCCTCATCGTCGTCAACAACAAAATCTTTGAGGCTCTCATCGTCCTCATCATCCTCGTCGCTCTCATCGTCTGAGTAATATTCATCTTCGGTGTCTATGTCTGAATCAATATCAGTGTCGTGTTCGTCCTCCGCGTAATCATCTTCAATCACAGTTTCGGTGGGTTTAAAGAGTTCTGGCTTCTTCACTTGACGTCCTGAGCGTGTTCTGGTATTCACCATTACAATACTAAAGGTACTATTGTTTAAGTGTCTTTTGGGGGTATAATATGTTCAAAACACTTGTTCCAAGTACGTGTGTTTTACTTTTGGGTTTATTCTTCCCATCCTTACATACTGGACACTTTTGAGCTATACAATTCTTCTGTATCGTGTACGACATATGTACATCTTCCCCGTGTTCACCCCTAATTCTCTCACAGTATCTAGATGTTGTGAGTGCGAGAAATGAGGTTTTGAGTTTTGAAATACTCACAACACGTACCCCACTACCCATCGTCATATGTTTCTGAATATAAGTCTCAAGATGGGGTTTCACCTCCGATTGTTTGATTTGGGGTGCCTCCTCAAACTTTTTGATGTCTGGACACCTTTGAATATCAGACTTCTTTGGGTACAACATATCCACAATTTGAGGTGAAAGGTGGTGTTTGCGACCACAAAAGTCCTTACAGAACCCATCTCGGCGTCCTCGTAGAGTCTCACACCTACAGAAACACTTTTGTAAAATCTCTCGACCACTGATGATAAACCAGACGTGATTAGAACTATGTGCACGTTTGAGGTTTTCACAATATTTCGATGTTGTAGAGACTAAATATGTATCTTTGTGTTTGAACATCTTTGTAATTGTGGCACCCCCTTGACCATCCATATTGTCTTGAACAAACCGCTCGACGAGACTCCTCAACGCCTCATCCTCCACTTCATCTCGAGTTTGGGCTGACGTAAACGACCCCTCCTTAATCGTTGCGGATGGTGGTTCAATGGTCATATACTCCTCAGAATCTGTGCGTACAGAGGACATATTGAGAATATCTACATCTGGGTCTTGTCCAATTCTAAGGAGTGTACTCAAAGGTCCACACTTGTACACAAACACGGGGAGGTACGCAACCTGTACGACTTTACCCGTCCCTTTACAGGTCTCACACCCCTGGCCTGAGCACACCTCGTGTTTTGCAAGTTTATAGGACCACGGCATTCGGAGACCACTCCCCTTTGTCTTTCGCGTCAAACTTCCATACACGGAGGCGTCTATAATCTCATTCCAATCCATAGACCCCTTCGCCGTGGAGAGGACCACAAGTATATGTTCCCTGAGGGCGAGGGCCGAGGCTTGGTTCACAACGAACCCCGGCCAATTGAGGTGAATACCAGTCTTCGTGAGTGTACCAGACTTCTTTGGGGGTGAGACGGAGATGAGACACTCCTTACCCCCGTGACGCTTCACTTTATCACAAATGATTTTACATACATCTTGGATTTCCTCAATTGTGAGGGCGTGTTCATCTTTGTAATCGATATCCACAAAGAAGTTATAGGTTGGACTCTTCTGCTCGACGACGAACAGTTTTTCACCGGCGCGAACAGCCTCTATATACTTCTCGTGAAACTCATTCAATCTATCGAAAGGCACGGAAAGGACACCACCGTCCATGAGCACATGCGATAGATTGGTTGCATTGTTAAATTTCTCTCGGATGCACCAATTTTTAAACATACCTTTGTATTGCGTCTACCCTCTAAACCACCGTGTGAAGGATATATCTGGATACTCCTGTGTCTCCTCAAGTTCCTTCTTAATCGTGAGGAGTTCGTAGACGGTCTTCTCTTCATTCTCCGTGACCCACGCCTCAATCTCCTCCGGACAGAGGCCTCTATTCGTGTCGAGGAGTTCTCTAATCTGCATTAAAATGTAAGCCTTTGACTTCATTCTACTTTATAGAGAATGTTTTTCTATTGAGAGAAGTTACACACGAGTAAAATTCAGGATTCTTAATAATGTTATCAATAATAAGTTTCCATCGTTTGCGTGTATTGAACTCCTCGAGGGTATCAAAACTCATATAGTCATTCTCATCAAATGTCTTCTTTATCGGTAATTTTTGGAGCTTCTTGAGGTTCGTCTTTTGCTTCTCCTCGTAAAACTTTTTTATCATTGCTTGTTGGTCCTGTCGTGTGTAGTTCACGAAGAAGACGTACACATTATATTCAAGGTCCACGGTGGGACTCTCCTTTACTGTAAACTTAAACTCCGTATACTCACCATTCTTGAGGGCAACTACACCCCGAGTCTCTTCCTCAAGTTCCCTGAGGGCACACCTCAAGGGGTTAAAAATTTCCCGTCGTCTACACCCGCCTGTAACAAATATCCAATCCTTAAATCGTCGGTCCCTCACCGTGAGGAATTTGGGCTTTTCATCCACAAAACTGACCGGTATCGCTATAGCCTTGTATTTTTTCATTGCGCATTCGCAAGTTATAATAGCTCGATATGATTATTCCTCCTTCTTTTGTTCACTCACATCGACATCCTGCACGGGTTCTGGTTCGGGTTCCGGCTCTGGGGTGGGGGCGCTGAGGCGTTGGACGAGGTGGGCTGAGAAATTCTTAAGATTTTCAACATCCGCCTTCGCCTTGTTCATTTCACGGAAGAGGAAGATAACACCGGCAATCGCCACAATCGTGGCGATCATCGTAAGGGTTTCGCGATCCATTGGAATCATTATAGGTTACTCTCGCCCCTTCTTTTTAAGTAGAGGCAAATTGTACGGCTTGGTAATGCGTAGGCTCATCGGACTTATGAATCGAGGGTGTTGGGTGAACAACCAATTTTTCAAGCGTCCTGGATTTGGGGTCGTACGTCAATACAAAAACGATGGCGAGGAGGAATACTACGTTCCAAAGCATTGTGATTTAATAATTAGTTAGAATATAAAAGTCCACCCATACCGTTCTCAATGCGGAGGACATTGTAGTTCACGGCGTACACATCCTTATCCGAGTTCGCGGTATCGTTAATGATACGCGCGGAATCAAGGCGGGAGAAGTTGAGGGAACCCGTGGGCTGGAGCTTGGAGGCATCCAAGCAGAATGGGTAGAAGAACAACTTCGTACCCGTGGCGGAGCTCCCGTGGGAGGTGTGGTAGTAGAGTGGAATGCTGGTAAAGTTGGGGTTCGCAAACTTGTAATCCGCAACATCCGTACCGTTGATTTGGAGCTTGAGCTTGTTGCCCGCCGTGTCGACCATAGCGACCGCAGAGGCATCCGCCGCCGCCAAGTACTTGATGGGGTGGTTAAAGTTGAGCTCCTGGATTTTGGCGCCTGAGGCAATCGCCTTTTGGACTTGGGTCATAATCATATTTTGGGGTTGGGATGCGAAGACTTCACGCTCCTGGGTATCCAAGTACGCATAGTTGGCGTAGACATCCCACTTCTTGCTGGCGTCCGCGGCGGCGGAGCCCCACGTGATGCGGAGTTCCACGTCGTGGTACTGGAGGGAAATGAGGGGAAGGGCCGACTGCCAGTTCTCGCAGAAGGCAAAACGGAGGGGGTAGAACCGAGAACCAGATGCACCACCGAAGAGGTTACCACCCACAGACTTCGCGGTGGAGGTCGCGGAGAGGGTTGGGGCGATGAGGGTGGAGTAGGTGGAATCTTGTTCATCCACAACTTGACCACCCACGAGGAGTTCCACCTTGGAAATCATCGTTCGCCATTGAACATTACTAAATTCTTGGGTCGTGGAGCCATCGTTGGCGACCAAGTAGACATAGCCCAAAAGGTCCCCCTTACGTTCGAAGCGGACTGTGGACATGCCACCATTGGAGACATTCCCTTGAATCACCTGACGTTCAGTCGTTTGGGAGAAGTTCGTGTGACGTTTGTACGTAGAGCGGAAAAAGCTGACTTCAGGTTGACCGACGAGGTGCACGTCCTGAGCACCGACGGCGACGAGTTGAGCAATACCACCAGACATTTTATAGTATAGTGAGAGTTTATTTTTAAGCTTGGCAAAGTCTGAAAGACTTTACAAAGGTTAGATACGAGTACGAGTGACTGCGTCACTCAGGGCCTAACCACAGTGGTACGACGCTGCGATGTGCACTGCGTTCGCTTCATCTGTTTGGGTCCCGGAGGCGTCCACGCCTTCTCCGTGGTGCCCGAGGGGTCATCTTCCCATTGGAGTTACAACATTTAAAAGATAGGACCAAATACCTTTTAAATGAGTGAATGGATAGATTGTGTCGTTGAACACTCACGAAGAGAACTTGAACTTCTCGGTCTACACCAGGTGGGCCTGGACGATGTTGTCGTCGAATTCTTAAAGGACTTGCACACAAAGTTGGGAAATCAACCAGGGGCCATGAAAAGCATCACCAATTACGTTGAACAGCTCATCGATAAGAAACCGATCGCACCCATCACCGAGGCCGACTTTGACCAAGATGGTCGGTGTACACGCTATGAATACATATATAGAGCCTCGGATGGCCTATACTACAACGACCGTGCCGTTGTTTTTAAGAAGGGACTGGACACTCAATACGTGTATCAAGGTCAACATATGTCCAAGAGGGAAATAACACTCCCCTATATTCTACGCGAGGAGGTGGTCACACGTGATGTACACCACCCTGATGCCACCCTCTAGTTCACGAACCCCGTGTGAGTTGACACGCGTTTGTACCGTGTAGTAAGATTGAAGATTGGTCGTCACAGGTTCAATGGTCTGAACGATGTACTCTGCACGCTCGTCCGGTGTGAGGGCGGCGTACTGCTCCACACGAATCGATGTGTTTGAGGCTTCATTGTAAAAGTTCGTGTACCCAGGGGTGACGACGCGTTCAGTTTCCAAATTGGTGTACTCCGCCTCTGAAATGTTGGAATATGTGATGGTTTCAACAACTGAGATATTGGAATAGTGCGTGATTACGTTTGTGTACTCGGTGTGCACATTGGCATCGTAGACATCGGAACTCACGTTGGAGTAAACAATTACTGGTTCGTACCCTTCGATTTCAACGGGAGACGTATTACTGGTGTACACGGGTGTATACCCTCCCTGGGCGTCCGTGGCCAAGTTGGCGTATTCGCCAACTTGTACGTTCGTATAGACATTGACACCATCATAGACGACTACATTGGAGTAGTACGAAATGACATTCCCCACGTAGTGAGACACCGTATTTGATGTCCAATAGACATTCTCCGTGTACCCCAATTGTTCCGTTTCACTCGTCGTGATCACATTGGATTGGGTCACAGATACGATGTTTGAATAGTACGTTTCCGTCGTGGAGTTTGCAAATTCACACGAATCACAAATGGTCATCAAAGCGGGTTCACCCTTTGTGAAGTATCCTGAAATATTTGAATGGACGATACCATCACCCACCTGGAGAGGGCCATTTTCATTGGTGACCCACACATGTGTGATTTTCCAATTGAGTTCTTCTTCGTTCCACGTGTATCCATTTTCGTCATCTGGTTGGACTACTGGGGCCTGCCAGGTGAGGGTCTCATCAAGGGTCCATGATGGATAGGGTTGAGGTGGCGAGAAGTTTTCTTGTTCTGGGTGGTAGATGTATCCTTTACCACATTTACACTTTTCGGTCGCTATCCAAGTACCACCCAATTGATTCTCACACCAATTTTTACTGTGTGCTCGGATGTTCCGAACTACTTCATTGGTCTGAGGGTCTATTTCTGCAAAGTAGGGCATATTATATACTTATGTGAGATATCTTATTATGACAATCCCGTCGCCACCTGCACCACCAGGCAGACCGTTAGTACCGGAACCGGCACTTGAACCTCCACCACCACCACCAAGACCATCTGTTCCAGGTAAACCCAGTCGTGCTGTCGAACTATTACTCTGACCCCCTCCTTGACCTCCACCTCCTTGACCTCCCGCAGAACGACTAACACCACTATACCCCTGTCCACCACCACCACCACCACCTGCGTAGTATGTAGCTGTACCACTTATACTCGATTGTAAACCGTTTCCGCCGTTTCCACCTGTTGTGTTATCGCCCGATGTACCATTACCACCAACTGCACCGGCACCGCCTCCAGCACCACCACTACCTCTAGTCGTGGCACTCCCGCGTCCAGTTCCCCCGTTATTACCCTGACCACTCGTACCAGAACCACCTATGCCGCGATATCCTCCTCCACCACTCCCGCCATCATTCGGAGGATCACGCCCTCGACCACCACCAATGGCTGTCAGATTCAGTGCAGTTGAATTTACCCCAGAATTATTAGATGGACCACCCGAACCCACTACAATATTGTAATCACCAGCCACTAGTCCACTAACTGTTCCGGTAAGCATACCACCCGCACCACCACCACCACCACCACCACTAACGTCGTCACCAGAACCACCACCACCACCACCGGCGACGATGAGATACTCGACATCACCCGCGGAATACACCCTGAAGTCACCACTATCCGTAAATGTGTGAATCGTGTACCCGTCGACGTATGTCACCGTACCACCGGTGGCACTCATACCACCAACCACAATCCAATTGGTCCCGTCGTATACTTGTAATCTACCCAAAGTTGTGTTAAACCTTAACATACCAGTCTGTCCCGTTGGCTGTTGTGCCGTTGTACCGTATGGTATGATGATGCCATCCGTTGGGCCAGTACCGACAATACCATTGATGTACACCGACCCCCTCACATCCAACTGTGCCCTCGGCACCGTGCCCCCCAAACACAGGACCGTATCGGTGAGATTGATGCTCTTCCCGGTGCGTCCGAGGGCGTACTCCATGGCGACCTCTTCGGCCGTGAGGGCGACGTTCCAGAGTTTGAAGTTGGAGATTTGGCCAGTGAAGTATCTCAAAAAGTCTGTAGATGTACCAAAATATATTTGATTTCCGGTTAAATTGAAATTTTGGGGATCGGTACCAGTTGTTTGTGTTGTTTCCAAAACACCATTTATGTATACATCACATGTATCTACCGACCATGTACTAGTACCCCCATTAAAAACACCCACAAAATGATACCATGTATTGTTTGTTATGGTGTGTGTAGTTTCAATTCTATGATTAAATATATCAAACACGATATCACCACTTGGATCTATTAATAATCCTGACATTTCTCCCGTATCACTTGTTCCTATCGTGAATATCCATGTATATTGACTTAAACTGGCAGTTCTTTTGAACCAGCCAGATATAGTATGCGCCGGAGTACCAGTGCCTAGGTTTTGTGTACCGGCTAAATAACCATTCACCCCATCAAACGTCAACGCCCGGTCCGTGGAGGAGTAGGCCGCCCCATTGTACAATGTGGCGTGATTTCCGTTCCCCGAAATGTCCACCACCGTATCACCCGAGACCACCGAATCCACCGTGGTATCGTAGTGGACCAC